AGCACTAACATAAATGAGTAAAGATCATAATTTGTAACATAAGAACTCATAGCATTTTCCGGTAGAGATTCATAAGAGGAAATCATATTATCGAGCAGTTTAAGTAAATCGGTTTTTGATGGCTTATGGATTTCTACTTTGTCATGTTCTCTATCTGTTGCCTGCTTCTTATCTTGATCTTTTACAGTGACGATGATTTCGTTTCCTAAGTCATCTATACGTATGAAATTAGAAAAGTCACGGGCTGAAACACCTAATTTATCTAATCCTCCGTGAATAGATATTTCCCCGCATTTACAGTCTACATAGTCGTAGAGAGTAAAACTTTCGATAATCGCATTACATTTTTTGCATTTGGCTCTATTGCGCATCTTTACAACCTTTTATGAATATGATAATTTAAATTTTAATATTAAACCATATGAAGGTATTAAATGCCGGCGCCAAAAGGACATAAGAATTACGCATCTTCTGATAATTTGGGTGGAAGACCAGAAACATATACAGATGAAGTTATTGATGGATTGGCCGAAGAACTTCTCCAATGGATTAGATATCCGAATAATATTTTCTTTGAAGAGTTTACGATACAGAAAGGTATATTGCCTCAACATATGGCTCTTTGGGCAAAGAAAAATGAAAGGTTTCGAGCAGCTTACATGTTAGCTAAGAACAATCAAGAGCTCCAATTAAAGAAAGGCGCCACTTACAAAGTATTGAGCGAAGGTTTTACTAAATTCTTACTCATAAATAATCATGGAGTAGAAAAGTATTCCGATAAAACAGAGCAACGAATCTCAGGTGATTCCGAGAACCCATTAGCATTTGCCCTAACTAAATCCGTAGACAAATCAAAAGAATTGGTAGATGACGAAAAGTGATCTAGATCAGGCTATAGATAATCTTTCTAATCCTTATTGGCGTATCAATAATCTATATACCATCATAAATAAACAAGGAAAGCCGGTTAAGTTCAATCTTAACTGGGCTCAGGAAGACTTATATCACAATATGTGGTATTGCAACGTTATTTTAAAGGCTCGTCAGTTAGGTATAAGCACATATACTTGTATTTTATTCCTTGATAGATGTCTTTTTAACTCTCATCAATCTGCCGGTATTATAGCTCACACTCTTGAAGACGCTCAGCATATGTTTAAACGTGTGAAAGTGGCTTATGATTATCTTCCACAAGGTGTTAAAGATTTCATATCATGCGACAATGATACTAGCAATATGCTAAAATTCTCGAATGGTTCTAGCTTACGCGTGGGAACGTCTTTAAGATCGTCAACTTTTCAGTATCTGCACATATCGGAATTCGGGAAGATTTGCGCTAAATACCCGGACAAGGCACAAGAGATTATAACCGGGTCGCTTAATACTGTTGCACCCGGACAGTACATATTTATAGAATCAACTGCAGAGGGTCGTGACGGTTATTTTTATGATATATGCAAAAGCGCTCAAAAAAATAAAGAATCGGGTAAACAACTATCCAAATTAGATTTTAAGTTTCATTTCTTCCCGTGGTACCTTGAGCCTACGTACAGAATAGGATCAGTTTTTCCTGTAGACACGGAAACACAAAACTATTTCGATCATTTATTATCTCTTGGTATCAAACTCGATGAGGAGCAAAAGAATTGGTATATAGCTCGATTAGTTACGCAGAAAGACGATATGAGGCGAGAGTATCCATCTACACCGGAAGAGTCTTGGGAGGTTTCTAATGAAGGATTATATTATTGCAAGCAGATGACTGCTATGCGATCAGAAAAACGAATCTGCAATGTACCATATGAAGAAAATCTCGAAGTTCATACCGCGTGGGACTTGGGATTTAATGACTCAAATGCTATCATATATTTCCAAATTCACCGAAAAGAAATTAGAATAATAGATTACGATGAAGGAAGCGGGGAGTCATTAGCTCATTGGATTAAGATCGTAAAGAACAAAGACTATGCATACGGAAAGCATATAGCACCGCACGATATAATGGTTAAGGAGTATACGTCAGGCCTAAGTCGCCAGTCAACGGCTAGAAACTTAGGTATTCATTTCTTACCGGCTCAAAAGACGGATATCATCCCCGGGATAGATGCCGTTCGAAATATGCTTAATCGATGTTGGATTGATGAAAGGAAGTGCGAGAAATTGATTAAGTGTTTAGATAACTATAAAAAAGACTGGGACGATAGAAACGCATGTTGGCGCTCTCAACCCTTACATAATTGGGCTAGTCATGGAGCTGACGCCTTTCGCTATTTAGCAGCGGGATTACATTATATTACTAATCAAAGATCAGCGCTCGAAATACAACAAGATAACATTCGTATGCAGCAATATCAACAAAACAAATTCATGCCGATAAGACAATTTTAATCATGAATAAAAATTTATACAGAATTAAATGCAAAGATTGTGGACGCTCTTATTTATCAGCAGATAAGGATAAATTTTATTGTACAAGTCATTGCGAAACACGTCATAAACACCCCGAACGGTACAGATATAATAAAAAACAGACAAAAAAGAAAGATCCTGTAGAAAAAAAACCTGTCATTTCTGAACAACAAAGATGGTTAAACAAAAAATCTATATCCGATAGAAAGAAACAACATTTAGACAACATAATGTATCGTGACACTTTTAAAAAATACATTCCAAAAAATCTGAAGGTAATGCGTGGTTAAGCATCATGTAAATCCGGCTTTACATTTTATTATTTTTCAGATATATTATTTGCTCAAACATGTATAGGGGGCACCCGAAAAGCGTTACTCTGACGCCTGACATGTTCTTTTTTCAGAGATAACATTAGAGGTGTTATGAAATTCTGTGAAACATGTCAAATTGAAATCAATCGTCCAAAATCAAATTTTTGTAAAAAATGCGTAAAAAAACGCGTAAATGATCGATATTGCCAAAAAAATAGAGAGAAAATAAAAACATTATCAAAAAAATTCAGAGAAGAAAATTTAGAATTATCAAGACTGAGAACAAAAAATAGTCGATTAAAAAAACCGGAAAAATATAGTAAATCCGGAAAAGATTGGTATAGAAAGAAAAGAGGAATTCCTCTCGATGCACCTCCTTTAAAAAGAAAGGATGGTGAAGGAAGTATTGATTCACAGGGTTATAAAACTATAACTATAAAAGATCATCCTAATAAAATGGATGAACGAGGACGAGTAAGAGAACATGTTTTTGTTATGTCTGAACATTTAAATCGACCTTTAAAAAAAGGAGAAATTGTTCATCACAAAAACGGGATTCGTCACGATAATCGTATAGAAAATTTAGAATTATGGAGTACTTGCCATCCACCAGGACAAAGAGTTGAAGATAAAATAAATTGGTGTATTGATTTTTTAAAAGGATATGGTTATACAATAAGTAATAAATAAATTTTTAATTTTGAGGCTGATTTGAGTGCTTATCTTAATCCTTGGCAACAGAATTTAGAGCCTTCAGAAGGTAACATTAAACAATGGTTGGATAATATCCGAGCAAAGTTTATGCCTATTGAACAGGCCCGGGCCTAGCGCCTCTTTCTTTTTGGAAGAGGCGCTAGGCCAAAAAATCGTTGGAACCAAGCCAATATTGATACTTTATTCTACGCCGGTAATCAGTCTTATATTAACCGCACTCTTTCATTCTCTCCCGGTATCACAGCGCAGCAATACTATTTTAATTTATGTCAGCAACCCGTCAATATGGTTACGGGACTGCAACGCCAACACCGTAAGTCTATAGCTTATCAAGCCGCAGACGGAGCTGACCCACATACTACAGACCAATACACACGATTAATAGCAAATGTAGCGCAGAAAGAAGGAATACACGAGGATTTTTCGAAGTCTTGCGAACTAGCGGCTATTGCCGGGATGAATCTAATTCAGCCATATCTTGACTATACCGGAGATGACCCGGCCCAAGGCCAACTAAAAATAAAGATCTGGGAATACAACTCTTTTCTCGTGGACCCGTATTTTCGTAAAGGGGATATGAGCGACGCTCAAATAGTTTGGTGTCAGGAATACATAAGTCGTAATGAAGCAATAGCGCGATTTGGTCAAAAGGTAGATAACGTTTCGCAATTATCCGGTTCTTCTCAGTCTTACGGATCATTTTATTTCCTACCGGAATGCCACAATATGATGAGAAAAGACCTGATGGTTTTGTCTTATGTATGGTACAAATGGACTAAGAAAAGAAAAAGGCTTTATAGTCGTGCTAGAAACCAATTCTTCGATTATGCCGGAGGAGATGACCAACTTGAACAAATTCTATATCATATAGATGATATGGAAGAAGTTTCGGTTGAAGGTCCATGTTGGAAACTGGCTACTATTCTTAATGATCAATTGATGTTTCTAGGTGATAATCCATTGTGGGATGGTCCAGAGTGCCCTTTCATTCCTAATTTTTGGAACTATGACCCTCATTTAAATCAACCGGATTTACGATCTAGATCCTTAGTTTTTCCGATGCGGTCACCCCAATTCCTTTTCAATTATAAGGTAATAAATAATAACGATATTGCAGCAGCTACTATTAACGCCGGTTGGAAACGTAAGATCGGAGCAGTAGCAAACGAAGATAATTTGAAGAAAGCCGGGCAAGGCTGGGATGTTATCATCAATGAAGGATATGAGCTAAGCGACTGCGAGAAGATCATTCCTAGTGCCGTTCCCGAATCAGACCTGGCACTTGCGCAACAAATGGCCGATTTAGTATTTAAAGTATCGGGTATCGATATAGAAAACTGGTCGGGTCAGAATGAAAAACAGATCTCTTCACTTACTTTACTTATTAAGCAAGCAGCTAATCTTTTGCCTTTTCAAAAGTATTTTGACCAATGGGATTATTGTTTGAAAC